ATAAGTTTTAAATTTATTTTAAACTTTCCCAAATATTTTGTTGTCAAGATTAAGGAAGTAATTCCTGTTTTTCTTGCTTGGTTTTTCGCTACATTTTTACCATTATTATTTATAAAAGTTGTAGAATGGAAGAATTCTTTCAAGAATTTTTTCGGTGTGGACTATTGGTACACTACTTCTATTTTTGGAATGGTGACTACTTGTGTTTTAATTTTGGCTGTTCCTCTTCCGATCGGCGCCGTTGTCGGTGTTGTATCGTTATTATCCTTTGTAAAATCTAAGGTTAGGGATCCTGAACATGTGGATTTCTTTAAAATAGTTGCAGCTGGTACTATGGCTTTTACTGCTTCCACCATAGCTTATAAGAAATGGAATGCCCGTCGTCAGGCAATGAAAAATAAAGAAGCTTATTCAATGAAAGAAATTTTTTCTTTTATTGATACTATTTGTAAGGTGTTGGCTAGTGTTTTGACATTGGGTTTATATGCTTCAAATGGTACTGAAGCTGGTAGAACTGTTTCTATGGTTAACAATATGTCTCGTTCTGTTAGAGATATTAGTTCTGTAGCCCAGACATCTGATAAGGTATTAGATATTGATTATGAAGAAGTTTATATTAATATAAATCGCCCTTTTTTGACGACTGAGGATATCATTAAGAGTGATATTCCAATACATGTGGTTAGTAAAATATCGGGTATTCGATACTTGTGTATACTGCATGAAGATAAACATTTAGATGTTAAAAATGAATATACTGAATTGGTATATGCTAATGTTCTTGATTTTAATTTTAATTTTAAGATGGAACAAGGGTTGGTGATTCCTGCTAAAACGAGTTCCAATCTACCTGAAACTTATAATCCTAAGACTAAAGTTCCAGTCTTTATGGACAATAAATCTAGTTCTGATACTGATTTTCCAATAAGTAATCTTTTTAAAGATGACGAATTGGTAGATATTGAGTTAAAGGAGATGGTTAACTTTGATTTCAAGGTTGAAGAGGAACCTGAAATTTCTATTACTGTTAAAAATAAAGAATTATTAGAAGATTCTGAAGAACCAATCGTATTTAATTATGCGATTGCTTTGTTATATAAAGAGGTTCCTGAACCTTCATTTCTTAAGAAAACTGGTATGCGCGCTCATCGCGCATGGAATGCTATAGCTGATTATTATAATTCGGATACGACTAGTTTCGTAATTATAGTATTATTGGTATGTTGTGCTCTTGCTGGAATAATTTATTATTTGGTCTTTAATAAAGAAGAAAAAGCCCCATTCGTGCGAAGAAATTTGAAATCTCGTTCACGAAAAGAGTCTGATCAATGGATTCTTCAGTATGCTAATAAATGGGAAGATGATTATTTTAGATCTCAATTTAAGAAAAGTAAAGATGAACAATTTTCAGATCTTGTTCCTACAATTAATCGTGCTTATGGTAAAACGAAAGGTTTTACTGATCCTAATAATAAGTTGACTGCTATGGCTTATATGAAATCACATGGTTATTCAATCGAACAAATTAATAAAGATATTAAGTTTATGTCTAGATATTTGTTAGGAATCGAAGAGGACGCAGTTATGGCCCCTGATTTTCGTGTTAGAACTTCTCTAATTGAAGATGTGAATTTTGTTACTGAACAATTGGATATCATGGAAGAAATGAGAAATGATTACTATAATGATTTTGAAGATAGAGAAAATTTTAGAGAGAGTGTGTCTATTATCACACCAACTGAAAATAAGAAAGAACAACGAGAAGAAAAATTCGTTGAATCTATTTCAGAGTTTATTCCTAAATTAATTGATGTTACTTCTCAATTTAAAGAATCTGAAAAGTGTAAATTTGACTTAGATCGTTGGAATTTTATTTCATCTAATGAACAGAAAGTTCAAAACTTTGCTAAAGTTTGTCGATATGAATATTCTGTAACTTCTTTTCCCTTTAAGGAAGTACAAGAAGGTAATCCAGTGGAAGTTGCTAAATTTAAAGCAGATCAATTGCCTAAAATTGGTCGTTTCATTTGTGAAGACACTTCTATGTGTTTTGGTTCTATTGAAAATGGTACTGTTGGTGATACTCCTGGTATTTTGGTTAAGGCTTATGAAGTTGAGACTTTATTTGAACTTTGTAAGAGAAAAGGAGGATTAATTAAATGGCATTCTTGTGTCATAGTTAGAATTGATGGTGTTAACCATCAGTTTCAATCAGATTCATGGTTTCATATAACCAAGGAAATTCAAAAAGATGGATTTCATTTTGAGAGAATTTTGTTTGAACCTAAAAGTAAGAAGAATTATGTTGATATGTCTTCCGAAGAACAATTAATTCATAATCCTAGAATTGCTGCTTTTAAATTGGCGATGACCCAAATTGATACTTTTAAAAGGCAATATGATGCTCAAATTAATCAAAAAAAACATAAATTTGATATTAGTTCTAAAGGTACTACTAGATGTAAATCATGTATGAAACCTACTAATTTTAATTCAAGGACAGGTGTTAACTATATTTATTGTAGTGCCTGTTTTAGAAAACAAAATCCTTATACTCAGGAAAAGGTAAATGAATCAATTAATAATAATTCCCGTTCTAGAAGTAAGAGCCCTAGTCCTAAATATCGATTAAAAGATAATAAAGAAGCTCAATCTAAAATAAATCCCTCTTTTACATTAGAGAGGAAGCATTATTCTGTGTTAGATCAAGGGAAAAATAGAATTTGTGAAGCATTGTATGTTGTTCAAAATGGAATGTGTGGTTTTTTGATAAATTCACATGCTTTTGAAACCTTGGAGTTTGCTCCAAATTTTACCATAGCTAATCTTAAAGGTGTTGAATCTTCAGTTAAATGGAGTCAAGTATTTAAAACTCAATATTTTATTTTTGTACCTGTTAACTCGTTAGTTAATCAGGCAGTTGTATGTACTCCAGCATTACGGTTTAGGCAAGCTAAATTGGGTGTGTCGTCGTTATTTACTTATTTCTCGAATAATGAAGATAGATTATTAGGAACTCATGGTCCTATATTTTGTCATAGAACACGTCCTGAATTTTTATGTATTGAAGGGTCATCTGAAAAAGGAGCCTGTGGAGCACCTTATTTACAACAAAGCTTTATTGTTGCTGTCCATGAAGAATTTGAACCTGTTGACGGAGGTTCTAATGTTTGTATGGGAATATCCTCTGATTGGATTGTTACTAATATTTTTGATCGATTCGTCTCAAAAAACTAAATGTCGCCTCACTACATGATGTACTAAGTCCTCCTATATGGTCGCGAAATTTGAATTCGACCTTTGACTTTAAGTACATCAAGGTATTGGGGCAAATTGCCAAGACAAACAATTATTTTAAATTGAACAAGGAGAATTATCGACTTGTTATTGATGAAGGTGCGCATAAATTATTGGGTAATTTCCCAATAGATATGGCGTCTGTGAGAGTTACAAAAGAGAATTATAATTTAGCCGTTATGAGTTTTGATTCGCCATTTACGTGTCCAGATAATGAGTTTTGGACTTTAGCTATGGAATATACATATCAGTATTTAGCACAATACATTCCTATAAGTCGTCCTCAATTTAAGGACTTATATATGGATTTTTCCACTGGTGCGGGTTTCCCATGGAATTTATTCTTTCCCACAAAAGGTGATATTCCTGAAGATATGATAGAAACCGATTTAAATGATCCTTATACGCCTTATTATTGGAATTTAGCTATGAAAAAAGAAAAATTACCTATTGTTAAGATTAAGGAAAATAAAATGCGTTCATTTATGATGCCTTCTGTTACCTATTTAATTAGGCAAAAGAAATATTCTCAGAATTTTAATGAATTTCTTAAGTTGGTCCCTTGGTCCGCTTATGGATTTAATTGGCATTATAAAGGGTTTCATCGTTCTATGTCTCCATTTTTAAAATTCATTAATATAAATGAATATGATGTTAGGTATTGGGATAAGCATTTCCCATTGAAAAAGGCTTGTGTTGATTTGAGAAGAAGATTTTTAGATTTAACTCCTGATGAAGAGGAGGAATTTTATAGGTTAGCACAAGATGAGATCCATCCCAAAATTGTTTTACCTTCTGGAGAGGTGATAGAATTGGATGTTGGACAGTGTTCTGGTTCTGAAAACACTACTTCTGATAACACAATTGCACACATTATGATTATAATGTATGAATGTATAAAAGGCTATTATACAAAATATAGATCTATACCTACCTTAGAACAAATATTAGAAAATGTATATAATAAGATATACTCTGATGATGTTGTTCAAGGTTATAAAGATGAATTTGATTTTATTGGAGATCCTATCCAAAAAGATGCTATTTTTAAGGAATTTGGGATGGCAATTGAATATATGAATCCTGAGAAATGGAAGGTATTTAAGGGATGTATAGGGGCTACATTCTTAGGAATGACTATACATGACTATTTTGGTGTCTTAGTCCCAACTTATCCATATCACAAGATTTTAAATTCTAGTGTTATAAGAGAGGATGATGAAACTCCCTCTCAGCAATTAGTTAGGTTTACTGCGTTACTTACTTTGTTGACATTTACTAATGATTACGAGACTTACCGTAAATTTATATTAGCATATATAAAATATTATGATTTGGAGGAAATTTATATTCCAATCCAAGCCAGAGCTCAAGCAATTGAACTTTGTAAAGAGAGTGTAAATGTGGTAGGTGGAAGGAACAAAATAAGTTGTATGTCTGATGATAGATTGGAGCAAGAATCCGGATCCCAATTCAATAGGACCCTACGACGATGTGAGGCTATTAGTAGAACGTTACGATCGAGAACATCCAGAGAGAATGACACAACCAGAAAGGTTGGAAGCTATCAAAAAGGTAGACCGAAAATTACGAAGAGCAACGTCCAGAAAAAATACCCTAACAATAAACAAATTAGAAGCCGTGGTAATAGATACCGCACTGGACAAGTTTCTACAAACCGTGGTACAACCAGCAATCGATTGGGTCGGAGACGAGGCTATTCCCGTGGTAATAACTTTCGTAACCGAGGCAATCGTGGCTTTCGTAAAAATAGTAACAACCGCTCTCCTTCTATAAAAGGAAAGTATGAAAAAGGTACTACAACAATAAATAGGCGGATGGGGTTTGAAACCCCAATGCCTTTCTTTAAATCAAACACTCGTACTAAAGGCGAGGATGGAATGTTACTTACAGGTTCGGAATTTTTGACGACTGTACAGGTGAATTCTACTGCTCATGGTTATCCTACCCGAGCGGGTGATGTAATTGGTTTTATACCTTTATCTCCAATTTTTATTCCTGGAACAAGATTATATAAATTGTCACAAGCTTTTAAACATTATAAATTTAAGAAAGTGACATTTGAATATGTTCCTATAGTTCCTTCTACTCAGAATGGAGCTCTATTGATGCTATGTACTTATGATCCTATAGAGAATTTTACTTTAGTTCCTGATTTTGATTCACGTGTCAGGATTGCTATGGCTCATAAAGATGCTAATATGTTTAATGTTATAACATATGGTCGTTCATCACTTTCTCAGAGTGAAGATACTCTTAAGTATTATGAAACTGGAGTTGGTGAAGATGAACGTTTAGAGTGTCAAGGAGTGTGGATACTTATGGCAGGTTCTACTTATTCTCCTTTTGACCAAACTGCTACTACGATAACATTGGGTCAAATTGTTATGCACTATGAAGTAGAATTGAGTGTTAGGGATTTAATTGACATTCCAACTCCTATAGCAACTGTCATGAATACTATTAGTGCGACTGGTGCTAATTTGTTTGTTACAATGACAGCTGAAGATTATATGGAATTTAAAGGTGCAGGAGTTAATGGATTTCCTGGTTTATTAGCTAACCAAATAATGATATTTACTGTGTATAAATTTTTGAATTATACAGGTACGGCAGTTCAGGTTTATGATTATCATTCTGAAGGATACAATGCCTTCTCTGAAGGTATGGTGCTTTTTGGATATACAGAAAAAGATGACGGAACTATTCATGTTTGTTCTTCAATAGATACTGCTACTAATAAATCTAAAGAACAGTGTTGTATATTTGCTACTACTTACAACACTGCGTCCACTTATACTGCCATAATACATATTTCTATATATAATATGTCAGATGATGATTAGATCATCATTAAAACATCTTACATAATTTTAGGTTAAATTATTTGTGTAAGATTGTACAACTTTGTACTAAATTTCTTTTAAAATTTGAAATTTGCTAAATATACCCTTTTGTTGAAGGTTAAAGAACCGTTTATTATTATCGTAAAATATTTGTGAACCGAGCACACTATCT